ACAGAAACAAGCGTTGTAGGAACAGGAGTAGGAAGTTTAAGCGTTCCAGCAGATGCCTTTGTAGTTGGAGATTCATACCACGCAAAAATAGGTGGTGTTATATCGGCACAAAACAACGATACAATTACAATAAGAATAAAAACAGGTAGCACCGTTTTAGCAACAACAGGATTAATTAGTTTAGAATCAGTCACAGGAATGGGCTGGGAGTGTGAACTTGATTTTACGGTAGCAGCTATTGGAGCAACGGGTTCAATGTGTACTAATGGCAACTTTGCATACAATAGAGATACGGGGAGTTTAGAGGGCTTTGTTTTTCAAGATGTAGAAACTTTTGATACTACTGTATCAAACACTTTAGATATTACGGCAGAATGGGGACAAGCTAAAACACAAGACCAGATTTATTCAGCAAACTTTGTACTACATAAAACATATTAAAAATGGCAAACACGATAGATTGGGGACAGGCAGCAGTAAACAATACAAACGGATTCGGAAAATCAGCAACAAATAATACAATAGATTTTGGAGAAATATGCGCTGATTCTTGGAGTCCAGAAACTAACTTAACAGGAACAGGTGGTACACCAGCATACTCAAATGAATATTCATTGACTTTTGATGGTGTTGATGATTTTGTAAATATGGGCAACGTCTTAAATATGAGGCAGGATGGTTCGGATGCTTTTAGTTTTAGCTTTTGGATTAAAAGGACCAGTGGGGGTGGTATTCAAACCTTTTTAGGAAAATCGCAAGTAAGTGCTAAAGGAGTTCGGATTTATTCAAACGGAAGCACTATCTATATGTTAATAGGTACTTATTCAAGTGCCTGTTTGTTTAATACTTTCAATTTTACAACTCTAAATAATGGTTCTTGGCATCATATAGTATGGACTTATGATGGAAGTAGTACACAGGCTGGAATGAAATTATATATAAATGATAATTTAAAAACTTTAGGAAGTGGTGTTACAAATACTCCTATAAACTTGCAGAATACAACTATGGACTTTTTAATAGGTGCAAGTGGGACATCAAGTAGCTACAATTATGAGTTCAACGGATTACAGGATGAAGTAAGCTATTTTGATTCAGAACTTTCAGCAAGTGATGTTACAAGCATATATAATAGTGGAGTGCCAAATGACATTAGTAGTTTAAGTCCTGTTGGTTGGTGGAGAATGGGAGAAAACGGAACGTGGAACGGTAGCAAATGGCTATTAACGGACAAAGGAAGTGGAGGTAATGATGGAAACGGTTTAAATATGGCAGAAGCAAATAGGACAACGGATGTACCAACATAAAAACGAATAATTAAAAAAAAAGATATGAGCCATTTACCAGACGTATATGCAATAGTAGCAATAGAAGCAGCCAATGCAGTAGACTATTCACAGGTTGGAGAAACAAGCATAGACACAATTAGAATGAATATAGCTTTAAGTGAATTTGTTTTAAAGTGGGAACACGAACACGAACCAACATTTATTACTGATGGAACAATAGTTCCTTTACAAGTATTAACACACGAAGAAGCTTTAGCACTTATGCAAACGGCAGCCTGGCAAGAACCAATAGAAGAAATAGAATGAATCATCAAAATGTATTAGCAGTTCTTTATTTTGGCGCAGGATATTTTACGTCTTTTTGTTGTATGCTTACAAGTACTGATTTGTACGTACAAGCCTTTGGAGTATTACTCGCAATTAAATTTACTTGGCTAATATCGGAACAACTATAATATGAAAACACAAGTCTTACTTTTATTAAACAAACTAAATACTTATTCTATGAAATTACTTGCGATTGTGAGTGCGTTCTTTATGCCGATTTGTGGTATATTGATATTGATAGGCTTTGCCGTGCTGATGGACACAATTACTGGAATCTGGAAAGCCAGAAAAACGAAAACAAAAGTAACAAGCAGAAGGCTATCAGCTATTGTTAGTAAGATTTTACTTTATGAAGCAACCGTTATGTTATTCTATGCTATGGATTATTTTCTATTAAACGATATTGTTATTTCGTTTTTTAGTATTGAATTACTAACTACAAAAGTTCTTGCTTTAGTTCTTGTGTCAATCGAACTTATTTCTATTAACGAAAACTATAAGGCAGTAAAAGGAATTGATTTGTGGGCATCTTTAAAGAACTTATTAGCAAGAGCAAAGGAAGTAACAAGCGATTTTAAAAACATCAAAAAAAATGAAGATTTGTAAATGTTGCAGACAACCAATAAAATTGGATAGTAAAAACTTATACATATTTGACAACGGACACGGTGGAATAATAGATGGTGTATATCAAACACCTGGCAAACGAAGTCCTATTTGGGAAGATGGAACACAATTATTTGAGGGCGAATTTAACAGGGCTATTGTAAAGAGATTAATGAAGCTTTGCGAAGCTGCAAATATTGACTGCATTAATTTAGTAGATACAAATGTAGATATTCCTTTAAGCACCAGAACAAGCCAAGCCAACGAAATTTACAGAAACACGGATAAGCCTTGTATTTATATTTCTATTCACGCAAACGGCTTTAGTGATGAAGCAGCACACGGTTGGGAAGTTTACACAAGTGCAGGAGAAACAAAAAGCGACGAGATAGCAGAAGTATTATTTAACAAAGCACAGGCAGAATTTCCCACTCACACAATGCGTAAAGATACAAGAGATGGAGATTCGGACAAAGAAGCAAATTTCTACGTTCTACAACACACGGCTATGAGTGCAATACTTTCTGAAAATTTCTTTATGACTAACGAATCTGAATGTAGGCTTTTAATGAGTGAAGAGGGTAGAGATAGAATAGCAAAGATTCACTTTGAAATGATTAAAGAATTAGAGAAATGAAAGCAATCTATATAATTTGCGTTCTAACGCTTTTTTCTTGTTCAGCGAAGTATCACTATAACAAGGCACTTAAAAAGGGCTTAGAAGTCGTTAAAACAAGCGACACGATAAGAATAAGCACAATAGATTCTGTTCCAGTAATAAAACACGATACAATAGTCTACGAACACTTCTATACACAAAAAGATACAATCATAATGTATAAGAACATAATTGTACCTAAAACAAGATTAGAAACACGAATAGAATACAAGCTAAAACGTGACACTATAAGAATGATTACAAGAGTAGAAGTACAAAAAGCCAAAGCAGATGGCAAGAAAAACAAGAAGCCTAACTATTGGCTTATGCTAATCTTTGTTTGTGTGTTTGGTGCAGTTGTATTTATAGCCAGTAAATTAGTTAATAAGTATCTATGAGTTATAGACCAAGACTAAAGAAAGATGAGAAACAGTTAATAGACGAGTATAGAGGTGTAAAAAAAGCAGCCAAAGAAGCTGGAATAAATATTAAAGACGTCAAGCACGGCTGGTTAAAAACAAAAGAAAGCAGTTTATTTTTTAACAATCCATTATTTAAAGATAAGAGCAAATTAGAACTTGAAGTTTTAGGCAAACAAATAATAGAAGATTTACAAGAGTTTGCTCCTGTATATCCAAGAATACAAAGAGATTTTTATCAAAAAAAAGAACATTTATTAGTTATTGATCCAGCAGACATTCATATAGGAAAACTTGCCGAAAGTTTTGAAACAGGAGAAGATTATAATAATCAAATTGCCGTTAAACGTGTTAAAGAGGGTGTACAAGGCATTTTAAAAAAGTCTAAAGGGTTTCCAATAGATAAAATATTATTCATAGGTGGAAACGATATTCTTCATATAGACACACCAGACAGAAAAACGACAAAAGGCACAAGCCAGGATACTGATGGGATGTGGTATTCAAATTTCTTAATAGCTAAAAAATTATATATAGATATTCTTATGGAGTTAATTGTAGTTGCAGATGTTACATTTCATTTTAACCCAAGCAATCACGATTATGCAACAGGCTTTTTTTTAGCTGATGTCATTCAAACATATTTTAGAAAGAATAATAATATAAACTTTAACTGTTCAATAGCGCATAGAAAAGGTTATAAATACGGAAACAATTTAATAGCCACGACTCACGGAGATGGTGCTAAAATGAATGACCTACCTTTGCTTATGGCACAAGAATTTCCTAAAGAGTGGGCAGAAACTAAACATAGGTACGTTTATACACACCATATACACCATAAATTCAGTAAAGATTTTATCGGTTGTACGGTTGAAAGCTTACGAAGTCCATCTGGAACTGATTCTTGGCATCACGTTAAAGGCTATCAACACGCTCCTAAAGCAGTTGAGGGCTTTATTCATCATATAGAACACGGACAAGTAGCGCGTTTAACGCATATTTTCTAAAAATCTTTTATTTATAACTTATTGATTTCTAAACAACTAAAAAATAATTGTAATTTTTTTTGTTAAAAAGTTGTTTTTTTTGTTGATAATTCAAGAAGAGTTATTATATTTGTATATACAAATTAATTAAATACTTAAAAAAAGAAAAAATGAAAAATATATTTGAAATCCCATTAATAAGTTTTAATTCTAAAGATTATGATAAATCTAAAAATGAGATTATTATTAATTTAAATGATTATAGATTTTTAGATAATTTAATAAATGAATATCAAAAATCGAATAGAAGAATAATTCCAGAAATTAATTTATTGAGTCCAACGGGGGTTATGGCAAACTTTTGTTTTCCTTGTATGGATAAGTGGGAAATTATTTTTAAAGGAAAAAAATGTAATGTTAGGTTAATATATAAATAAATGGATATGCGCAGTAATGCGCCTTTTTAACACTTAAAAAAATGAATAGATTAGAAAAATTAGAAACACTTACTACGATTGATGAGTACATTAAGTTATACAAAGACCGTATTGATGAAAGAGAATGGAGTAATGAATTTGGTGCTGGTTTGCAGCTTCAATCCATTAGAAAGATTAACGACCACGATATAGACATCTACACAAGATGTATTGAAAGGTTAAACGATAGGTTTAGAAAATTAGTATTAACACTTAAATAAATAGATATGAAAAGAGCAGAAGAAAGAAATAAGGAATACAAAAATTTAAAAAAATGTATTGAATTTATAAATAAAAAAGCTATTGAATGTGATATAAAAGACTTTGATATTTTAGTAGATATTAGC